GCGCGCTGTCCATTTTTCTACCAAGTTTCGTAGCAAAATACACTATTTCACTGTAAATTCCCTACAAAATTCCCTACAAATTTGGTCTGCGCGCAGAGCCTGAGAAAATAACATATAAAAGGAGGACATATCTATGTCTAAACTAACTCGCATCGCATCCGACGGCAAGCCCGTCACTCTAACCGACACCACCCCTGACGGCAAAACCAAACTCTCCATCATTGCTCCCACCATGGAGCGTGATATTTCTCGTGCCAATGCCACCATCACCGTAGATCCTTGCTGGGAACTCGTCTATGATGCTAATGGCTACTGCATCAAATGCACCAACATCGGTGGTAAAGTCAAAGCTCCCAAAACCTCTACCATTTTCCGTAACGAGAAGGCTAATGAGGGCTGGAAAGATTGCACTGCTGTAAGTGATGACAGTGTGATTTACACTCTCTACGATGGCAAGCAGAATTATGTTGCTAAGGTCAATGTTGCCAGTGGTGCGGCTGAACTAAATGTGGGCAATAAGAATGATAAGGAGTTAGTTGCTCTGATGCAGTCTTATGTTGATGCTTTTATGGAGCAGTATAAGTAATTAGGAGGCATTATTATGATTTTGTCTGGACAAGTCTCCTCTCCCGCCGGGGGGGGGTATCACTGAAATAACCCTTGAGTGGGTTAGTGCGACTATAACGGGATAAGGAGGGAGAAATATGGCTGCACCATCGCCTACTACTAAAACTATTAGTGTACCTTATTCTGATGAAATAAAGAGGGGATTATTAGCTATTGTAAAGTATAAAACAAGTCGTTCTGAAGCATATGGCTCTTTTCTCTATTATGATACTGTTCATGCTCCTTCGGGAACATCTATAAAAGTAAGTAATGGTGAACTTGGGATAGGACTTGTAAGTTATTCTAATGAATCTTTTTCTATAAATGTAGTTATATCAGGTGATATTGAGGCAGATGGCTCTTTTTCCGTCGCTTTCCTTCAACTAAATCTCGACTAATCTTAAAATTTGACTTTTTCTCAAAAATTCAGTATAATATACTCAGAGAGTGGGAGAAATCCTCTCCCACTCTACTTTATATTATACTGGAGGAACCTCTAATGTCAGAATCTACTCATCATGCTCCTGCCCCGCAACAAAAACAAATTTATCGTATAGTTGACCCCTCTAAAATCACTCCCATGGGTGATACCTGGTTGCTCAATCCGCAACTTACTTACACTTCTGACCAAGCATTCTTCGCTGTCCCATTTTATTCCAATGGCAAACTCTACCATGCTATCTCTCACTACCATCAAGAAGGTTTTCACAACCTCTTCTATGACCGCACCAAGGTCAATCGTGGCGACCCGCTTTGGGCTAATGATGAATATCGCGTTATCTCCTTTACTACTAAATTAGATATGAAATTACTCGTCTGGCTTCAAGCTAATGGCGTTCAGATAGATATTTGAGGAGAGTATTCTCCTCTTTTTTTATAGGAGGACCTATTATGACAGAACTTGAGCTACGAAAACTTGTAGTCTCCACATTCCAAAAATACAACGGCACGCACATGGGTGACCTCAAGCACCGCGACATTGTGGACACCTACAACTCCATTACCTCTCTTTCCAAAGTCTACAAACTCACTTATACCGACCCGTGGTGCGCTGCGACCGTCTCCGCGGTCAGCAAGAAACTCAACCTCACTAACTACATATTCCCTGAATGCTCTTGCTCGCGCATGATTGCGCTTTATCAAAAAGCAGGACGGTGGCAGGAGAGAGACAGTTATATTCCTTCCATTGGCGACCTCATTATGTATTCATGGAGTGACTCGGCCAATTACGCATCAACAGACTGTAAATTAGCACCCAATCACGTTGGCATGATCACAGCAGTAGACACCGCCAATCAGAAATTGACTATCATTGAAGGCAACATGACCAAGCAATCTGTCTGTGGTTACCGGAAGCTCTCCATCAATGGTCGCTACATTCGTGGCTTCTGTCTCCCTGACTACAAAACTGCTGCTAAAACTTACTCTGCGCCTGTTGCAAATGCAACAGCGGTGTCTTCAGTCCAATATTACCAAGTGTCTCTTCCTCTCCTCAAGCGGGGTTCAACTGGCACCGCAGTCAAGATGCTTCAGACACTTCTCAAACAATGGACATATTACACCGATTCAATCGACGGCAGCTTCGGCCCCAATACCGAAGTCGCACTTTACAAATTTCAACTATCTACTGGTCTCAGAGTTGACCGACTCTGCGGGCCAGCAACATGGACAATGTTACTAACTGGGAGGAAAGAACAATGAAATACTATGTCTCAAACGGAGTAAAAATCATCGAATGCGCGCCAAGTGAGTTCAAACTGGTTATGGTGAATCGACCCAAGAAAAACCTTGGTAAGTCCACCTATGTCAATGCCAACTTCTTCGCATCTGGCAGGCAGAATGGAGAACGCTATACACTCCCTGTCAACTTCCTCGTTTGCGATTACGAAGCCAGTGGCAATGAAGAGAAGAAGCTCAATGATTTGCGCGGCTATTATATCGGCAATAAATACTATTATAACTCCTATCCCCCAAGCGGTGGTGTGCCTCAGTTCTGTGGGAGGGCGCTTACTACTTTCTATATCGAAAATGGAAAGCCAGCAATCTCAGATATTACCGCAGTTCGCGAGACCATGACCTATGCCGTGGCAGGCATACCTGTTATGCTCAAGGGGAGAGATGTGATTTGGAAGACCTATGTCCATCCCCAAGGCTGGACTGGTGGAGAACTCTATGGTACTTGTCACATCTTCCTTGGTCTCAAGCGCGGAAGTAATACTATCTATCTTATGGAGTGGGCATCGACTACAAGTAACTTGATTAGCAGCGGGGAAGGTTTCAAGAAATTCTCTGCTATGGGATTCTCAGATGTTATCAAGCTTGATGGCGGTGGCTCTACTATTATGAAGTATCAAGGTGTGACTAAATATGCACACTCTGAGAATCGTCAAATCAATTGTATCGTTGAAGTTTGCGCGCAGTCGACATCTTCGTCTGGGAAGAACCCCACTCCATCGTCTGGTAATTCGACTGGCAGCGCGCAAGCGAGTGTGAAAAAGAAGAACCCATATACTGTTCCTACTCGCACAATCAAGAAAGGATGTACTGGTAATGATGTTCGCTGGGTCCAGTTCCAGTTAAATAGTGCTGGCTTTGCTTGTGGTGTCGATGGGTCATTCGGTCCAAAGTCGGTTTCTACTTTGAAATCTTATCAGACCGCGCGCAGACTCGAAGTTGATGGAAGTTGTGGACCTGCTACTCGAAAGTCTCTTCTCAAGGAATAAAATTTGACATTTTGAATTTTGTGTGGTATAATATAAATATAAGGTGGAAAACACCACATATTATAATAAAGAGGATTGTAAAATGGTAAAGCTAAGCATTACAGAGAAGTATCGTGCAGAGACTCGTGAAGAAGCAGAAGACTTCATTCGCGCACAGCGAGAGAATGGAGCCAAGGAAGGCTATGAAGTTACAGAAGCCAAGTATGTCCATAAAGACAAGAAAAAAGCAAAAGAAATTATAGAATCCTGTGAAGTAGTTACTATTACAAAAGTTTACTGTGATATTTGGTCTGAATAATAATGAGTAAACTTATTGATTTGACTGGGCAACGTTTTGGTAGGCTACTCGTTTTAGAAAGAAGTAAAGCTCCTCAAACAAGAAGAGAAGCTTATTGGTATTGTAAATGTGATTGTGGTAGTTATACTACTGTTTCGGGCTATCATCTTCGGTCAGGAAAAACTTTATCTTGTGGTTGTTTAGCAAGAGAAAAAACAAGCTTACGACATACCCAAAATGAAGTTGGAAATAAATATGGAAAACTTACTGTAATCGAATACGCAGGAAGAAATACTGGAACACAGAATGGTGGAGCCTTATGGAAATGTCTCTGTGAATGCGGGAATTATTGTATAGTTTCTGGAAGTTGCCTAAGAGGAGGTAATACTTCTTCTTGCGGGTGTTTAAAAGGTTTTTCTAAAGGTGAATATTGCATAGAAGAATATTTAAAAAATAAAAATATTTTGTATAAAACGCAATATTGTTTTAGAGGACTAATGGGAGAAAAACAAGGTTTTTATCTCAAATTTGATTTTTATTTACCAGAATATAATACTTGTATTGAATTTCAAGGACTACAACATTTTCAACCGGTTAAACATTTTGGAGGAGAAGAAGATTTTGTAATCCGACAAAAGAATGATAGAAAGAAAAAAGATTATTGTGATAAACATAATATAAAGCTTCTTTATATTACTTATAAAGATAATATAGATAAATGTCTCGATAATTTTTTTGCTAAAGAGGATAATATATAATGGAAAAAACTTATACTTGCTACACCTGTCTTCGTTTCGATCAACTTTGTTCTAAAATCGAGAATGGTGAAAAGCCACCGAAGGAATGCAAGCGCTGTGCTTGGCACTCTCAAGCAGACGAACTCCCACTCAAGAAGCGCCCCAACTACATCTCAATAGAATTATAAGGAGAATATATCATGGAAATTTTTCAGCAATGTCTTACTGAAGCTCTCAAATTCATAATTTTGGCTGGTATCGCTGGCCTCGGTTATCTTGCTCGTATCTATCTCGTTCCTATTCTCAAGAACCTCGTAGATAAAGGTCGTAAGGCTGCGGACCAGATGGGTATTGAACTGACTGCTCAACAGATTGAAGAGGCCAAGCAACTGATTGCTACGATGGTTGCATCTGCCTACCGTCTCAAACTTGGCGGTAAGATTGAAGATGCGAAGAAGTATGTCAATGACCTGGCAAAGACCGAACTGGCAAAACTCGGTATCGAACTGAGCGACGAAATGATTGACGAGATTCGTCGTGCGGCGCTGGGCGAACTTGAGCGGACTATGAAGGGGTGGCAGTATCTGACCACTTGATAATGAGCGGAGTAGAGACAATCTACTCCGCTTTTTGTATATTCAAATTTGAATTGAAAAGAAAATTTTGATATACTATTTATAGAAAGTGAGGGAAAGAGTATGCTGACTATTGACTTTTTAGCACGAGCAAAAGAAGTTCAAGATGGGATTTACAAAGAAAAGTTTCTTATGTTGACTCCATATGGAAAGGATTTATATCATGGATTGTTTTGCTTTGTGAGCAATGCTCTTGATAAAGGATTCAAGTATATTTATGAATATACTGATGATTCAGATGGTGAATCTTTTACTACCAAATTCATCATGGTTCCTAAGAAGTGTACTTGGTCTTTTGAAATTGAAGAGTTCATTTCTACTGGGGAATGCGTAATGGTCCCGAAGGAGTATTACGAGTTTATTTACTTTTTGGGCATTCGTTTTCCATTTTCTTTTTGTATTGATAAAAATGGAGGTAATTGATTATGAATCATTTTATTGGTTGGTTTCATAGTCTTGGTATCAAGATGTATAATGTGAAGTTGTGGAGTATTGATGGAAAGTTCAAAAGTTATGTTGGCAGTCAATACTTCTTCAATCATAAGCGCGCAGAAGCATTTAAGGAGTCTTGGATTGATGGTAAAGAATTTGATGCGACTATCATCACCGAGGTTGTGCATCTATTCTAATGAAAGTAGAAAAAGGGACTATTGAAAAACTTCGACGCTGCGCGCGGATTGAATCGTTGTTTCCAGAGTTGAAATGGTGGCAGAAAATTTATTTGAGAATCTATGAAAGAGTATGGGGTGTATTATGGAAGATAGGAATTCGACCTCGAAGATGATTCCTGAACAGTTAGAAAAATGGCTTGCTCTGCGTAAAAAGTGTTATGTGCATAAGAGCAAGAAAGATTATGCTCGAAAGGAGAAACACAAAAAACAATATGAATAGAATTGGACGTGCATTGATTTTTATTGGTCAAGTGATACTGTTTTTGGTTGTGCTTGCATTGATTGTAATTGCGTCGATACTTCTCTATGATGCTTTTGTCTATGCTCTTACACTAATCGGTATTCCTAAAATAGTTGCGCAGTTGATTATCGCGATGTTGTGTTTGTTTGTGACTATTGGAGGATAGTATGGAAGATATTACTTTTGGATTGAAATTAGCTTTTACGATGTTTTACTCGGTGTTTAGTCTCATACTGCCTATTATGTGTTTTTTCTATATCGTGGCACATCCGATATGGTGGCTGTGGTTATTTGGATGGCCTGGACTATTTGCGCTGATTACTTTTGAAGTATATGTTTGTGGATATCTATGGGAGGAATGGCTTGATGATTGAGACTTTTGGAGACATGAAGAATATTCCAGTTATAAGTATGACTATCGGAGATATTCTAAAATATTTTGAAGTCATTACTTCGCGTAGTTATAATGGCGATGAAGATGTATATAGGAGTATTTCTGAAGTTGCTTCACGATTTATGGCGGAGGTAATGTATAAGTATTATAACCATAAAGACGTCGATAGCGAGACATCGAATGCTCCTGCGCGCGAAGAATGTGAAAGCTGGAAGGAAAAAGTAGCCAGTGCTAACTTTTATCCTCCTTCTTTGCGAATGAAAATTGTCAGAGATTTGACAAATGAATTCAAAAATGACCTGGTTCGAGGAAGTGTTTCCTTTTCAGAAGAGAATAAAAATTTCTTCTTCAGGGTCGCAGAGCATCCTAATTGTATGCTTACTCTCTGTATCAAAGACAAAAACTTAGTTATTACCTATTATATTGGTGATACTACTTATACTCATAAAGTTCTAGTTGATGCTTCTGATTTTACGGATAAGTCAAGTGGTGAGTTTTGGAGTAAGTATGCGGGGATTATTGTGTCTTTGTCGAATGAGTTAGTTACTCAAATCAAGGAGGGACATTGATGGATACTATTGATTCTTCTAAGGTATTTTCTGACTGCGCGACCACTATCAATCTATCCAAAGATGGAAGTCCTTGGATTGTTGTTAAGGCAAGAGGTCTTGACGGTAATGACACCTATGTCAAATCAATTTCAGTTAAACTATGTGACGACGAACTTCATTCTATTCATGCTTGGATTGAAGATTATTTCAAGGTAAAGGGTGAGAAACTTCAAAAGCAGAAAGACCGTAATAGAAAGCTTTTTGAAGACGATTTATTTCACATTGAGACTGATGAATCTTCAGTTAGTTCATCTGTTACTGTCTTTATTGCAGATATTGCCGATTACCTTGATTTTACTTACTCTCCGCGCGCAGTAGCAACTCTTAGGAACTCTGTGCAAGTTTGTTGGAAGAATGACGATGTTATTCTTATAATGGAGTTTTTGTATGTTCCTCAGTCCACCCCACTTGTTATTTGGGAAATTAGAGATAAAGAGGGACAATATTGCAGCGAAGGGCGCATTGCTACACATAGTGACTATATTGAGCAAATCAATAAATTAGTAGAGGTATTCTACAATCCATTGATTGCGGAAGCATAATTCAAAATTTGATTTAGTAAGAAATATTTGCTATAATATTTATGGAAAGTTGAGATAGATTACATTCGAAAGGAGAAAAGTTATGCTGAGTAATGAAGATTATTCAAAGGCACTGAAAAAGCCTATCAAAGATATGACCATTGGCGATGTAGTTGAATACTTTGATATTATCTGCGCGCGGAAACATGGCGGTGATGAAGATGTAAAGCGCACTGCCTCTGAACTGAAGGCGCGTTTTATTATGGAAGCTCTTTATAAGAGTGATAAGTTTTTTTCGAAAGAGCAGCAAGGAAATGTAATCAATGACTGGTATAATAAGACTTGCAAAGATAGCCATCTAATATTAGTACCTTCTTCTTATGAAATTACTCAAACAAAAAGCTATCTTGATTCCGACTGTAGGCCGGGGCCTCCTAAAATGCTGCGAGACCGACAGAGCGCGAAAGAACTAAAGAATTTGGTTCGAGAATTTTGTGAAGATAGAGATGCTGGTAGACTTGTTCATCCTAATGACGCTGGTATCTTTTTTGATAGAATGAATGGGAAAACTCGGCTTATAATTTCTTCAATTAACAATAATCATCTTTTCATTCGAGTAATTATCAATGGTTCGACAAGATATTTCTATGTTAATGTAAGAGTCAATGAAACACGATGTGCTTATAATTGGTGGAAGATGTATAGTCGTCGTATTACAAAGAAACTTGGAAAAATTATCAATACTCTTGAGAAAGGAGATTATAATGAACAATTTTGACGTAACCATTCTTACCTCACAGGGAGATAGTAGGATAAAACTAATTCCTATTGTAAGTAATGTTGTTCTGGAAACCAGTCAGTCTTGCCCAGGTTTTTATAAAAATATTGATATTGAACTATCTAATGAAAGCCTTGAACAACTGCGCACATGGCTTGATTGTTACTTCAAAGAGCGTGAAGAAGATAAAAAGAACCAAAAGCTAATCTCCAATCGTATGGACGCATATGAACTATATATTGAAGCATTAGCAGATTTCAAAACTGTCAACTCTGAAATTCCAAAAAATACTATTGAGTATTTCAGTAACCTTAAGAATTATCTTGATTTTTCAATTCCTGCGCCACAGTTATATGCTTCTCATCGTCATACAGTTCTTATGAAATTTCTAAAAGCAAGTGACGAGACAACTCATAAACTTACTTTAGAATTTTTGATGGTTGGTAATTCAGTAAATACAATTTTGTATAAGATTGAAACTTATAATGATTATATTGGGAGATATGAGTTTACAGATGAAGGACTCAAAGTTATTCCACTTGGTTCAACTGGATTAGCAGAGGACCTAAACTTCAAACTTTGCGCGAAAGCTATCAAAGACATTTATAATGAGTTCATGGAGACTGATTATAAATAATCAAATTTTGATTTTTTAGAAAAAATTTGTTATAATATTTATAGAAAGTGAGAGATAAAACACTTTCGCTTTTCGTGCCCTCACGTTAGAAGGGTGTTTGGTGACTACACTCAATAAGTCATACGGTGGTTTTGCGGTTCCATCGGTCAACATAAATAAACCGCGGTAGATATGCTGGATTGGTGGAATTGGTAGACACGACAGCTTCAAGTACTGTTGTCGAGAGACGTAGGGCTTCGAATGCCCTATCCAGCACCACGACCCCTCTCAGGGAATAACCTGGGGTCTTTTCCAAACTAAAACCGACTCTGCGCGCAGAGCAATTTGAAAGGAGTATTTATGAAGTATTCTATTGGTGATATGGTATATAACAAGGACTATGGTGTTGGCCGTGTTTCACAGATTGACGAGAAGTCTCGTGATTTCACTTACCTTGTGAAGTTCAAGGGCCATGCTATGGCTTGGCTGAGTGAGAAGAAGCTCATGGTTGCTGAGAAGCCAGTTGAAACTGATGCTTCTCCTGTACTTGCTTCTGCTACCTGATTTGTAACTCGCTCTTGCGGCCTTGTGGAAACTGCTTCAACCATTGATAATGATTTGTAAAATTTTTGTGGATTTTACACAAAGCCGCGAGAGTGAGAAAAAACAAAGGTTGCTATAACTTTCGTCTGCGCGCGAAGTGTAAGAAAGGAGTAATCATGACTTGTCTTGAGCATTTGATTGAGAACACTCTTGGAGATTTTAGTAAACGGAAGCCTGTCCAAGAAATTTGCGACAATATTAGACAAGATGTGAATCTACCTGGCTCTGGTCTTACTATTGAACAGTGCTATGAAATTTGTCAGTTTGTCTTTTATGATGTTCTTCCTTATTCTAATTATTATAGAGAAGATAATAGTTATTAAAATTTGATTTCTTCTGAAAAATCTGATATAATTATTACAGAAAGTGAGAGGAGAATATAAATGAACTTTGGTAGTTATTACACCCCTATTGATGAACATGGCAATCGTACTGGTGAAATCTATAAGTGTATTGGTCTTGCTCATGACTATCTTCAGTCTGATAATGATATGGTGCTCATGTGTAAAATCAATGATAATGGCTATGTTGGCGACGCAGTTTATATGACCATTGAAACTTTTATGTGTGATTTCGAGGAAATGAAGTAATGGATAAACAATTATATAACTACTCCGATGAGACTTTTAGTCCAGACTCCCCTATTGTTTGGAGTAGTGATGTGTGGGAAGATAAAAATATTCCACCTTCTTGCCGGTATTGTAGTAATCATCCTATCAATGGCGGAAGTGGTATTTGCTGGTGTGTATTGGGAGTACCAGAGATTAGGTAACTAAATGGACGTGATTGAATGGAAGAGTATGGTGTCTTTGAAGTAGTAGAAAAATTGAATGAACGAGCACCAGATGGACATCAATTATGGAAAATTAGATGTAAGGAATGTGGGAGAGAGTTTATTCGAGGAAGTAATCTTGTAAAAGCTCCTTCTAAAATTACATATAATTGTTTCCATAAAAGGTTTAATGGGCAAGATGTAAATTATGATAATCGTTGGAAAAATCAAAGAATAAAGGCAATTTATTATAAAATTATTACTCGTTGTTATAATGAAGATAATAAGGATTATCGTTTTTATGGAGCAAAAGGCATATCAGTTTATCAAGATTGGTTAGATAATCCAATTCATTTTGAAGAATGGGCTTTAGCTAATGGCTATGAAGATAATCTAACTATTGATAGAAAAAATGAAACTAAAGATTATTCTCCTGATAATTGTCGATGGATAACTATGGAAGAAAATGCTCGTTGGAAATCTACAACAAATCGAATTGATGTAGATGGAGAAATAAAGAGTGGACAACAATGGGCAAAGTATTTGGGTTTTAGTCAAAATGTTATAAATACCTATATTAGAAAATATGGTATAGATAATGTTATAGAGTTTATTCGTCGCTATAAGGCTAATCCATACAAAGGTCCATTGCCTAATAGAACAAGTTATTATGCATTGTATATGGAAAAAGACTCGAATAGTTAATGAGAGTATAAATAACTTGACTACCACTGCCGTTACGACGGCAGGTTTCTCTTTCCCCCCTTTCCTTCCTGCCCTAGCAGACGGCATTGTAGTCTGCTATATAAATGGGTCTGTAATTCAAAGGAAGAATATATGCCTTTTAAGCATACTACGACGGATCGTTACCGTCCAGACCCACCACATGGGAGATTAGCTCAGTTGGTAGAGCGCATGACTGTTAATCATGATGGCGTAAGTTCAAAGCTTACATTTCCCGCCATAGACGTTGAATGGGGCGTCTTCAAAACAAGCTCATTCCCATGGTTACCACTTATGCCATAAAGTGGCGGGTGAAATTCTCGATAGTTGGGGTCTGAGTTTTACGCTATCTCTGTTGACATGGGGTTCAAAGCGGTTAATCAGAATTAAATGAGGAAACAATGTCATTAATCTCTACCAGCAAATTTTATCCTACTGTAGCTCAGCGGTCAAGAGCCGTCGACTTATGGAAGAGTCATGTTAGATGGAATGAAGGGGCAGAACCTTCCTCTTCTCCCAAATCGACAGGTCGTCAGTTCAAATCTGACCAGTAGGCCCAAAATTTGACAAATCTTCAAATTTTTGTTATACTATATGTAGAAACTAAGAAATGATTTCTAAACTCGAAAGGAGAACGACATATATGACTACTGTTACTCCCGCGCTTCAGAGCGCACTTCTCAATCTGTCCAATGTTTATGTCCCCTCTGTCCCCTCTGCGCGCGGACAGAATCGTGGCGTATATTATACCTCTGAGGACTTCCTCCAGTGTGGTATTATGCTCATCGCCGCTAATGGTAAGCTCTATGACAACTATATTATGGCTGATGATGCTGCGCAGATTTTTGCGGCCTATGATGTTACTCATGACGCCATCCAGACTTTCCATAAGTCTTGGGAGAAGGTAGCCAATGAGGACTACATTACTCTGCTTACTGAGCAGATTGCGCATTATTTCTCTACTTATGGTCTTGAGTCGGTTGGTTTTCGTGCGGCTCCTATTGTCCCAGTTGAGGAATTGATTGCTGACCCTAATGCACGTCCATCTTTCAAGTCGTTTCGTACTGTGTATGGCATGAGTTCTGTAAGCGCGCAGAAGGTGATTGATACCACTCTAAGTGCAACCAAGGCTCCTCATCGCATGAAGATGAAGTATTATGAGGAGTATGTAAAGAATACTACTCTGACTGACAAGGATATTGCGTCTTTTGAACTGCGTATTATGTGGTGCAAGGAGCATGATACTGTTCCTCAGAATGGACAGGACTTTGTTCGTTATGCGTTGTACACTCTGACTGGTGCTACTCTCATTATCAAGAACAATCGTACTATTTGCTCTCTCAAGCGTGCGATTAAGCACAATAGCGATACGGCTTATAATCTGCTGTCTAAGGCCGATATGATTGAATGCGCGCGAGTCTTCCATCGTTTCAAGCCTTTCTTCCTTGCTTTCAAGCAGGAAGAGCGTTGTAAGCCTCTGGTGAATCATATTCGTCGTCTGGCAGAGACTTATCATCAGCCTTTGAGCGATGTGACTATTCAGAACTTCAGCAAGCTCTATAATGAGGGTCGCATTACTGAATGTCAGTATCTGCTCCAGAATACTTCCATGCGTAATCTTATCAAGCTTTACAACTTTTATAGTGACCGCGCGCGAATGAATGGAGAAGACAATATTAGTGCTTTCAATATTCGTAATGGCAAGGTTCATATTGAGGAAGGTTGTAAATTTGGTGCTCTTTCCAGTATTCGTAGTGCTATTGTTAATACTATGAGTACAAAAGCCAATTATGTTTTCAAGGATAAGATTTTTTATATCCCTGATTATATCACCTATGCGGCACCGACTACTGAAAAGCAGTTCCTTGGCGCTATTCCTAATGGTACTAGGGTCTATGGACCGGAAGACAAGGCATTCTCTGCGGCGATTTGCTGGGATAATTATAAGGGTCGTCGTACTGACCTTGACCTCCATATGACAGGTATCAATGAGGCTTATGGTTGGAATGGCCGTTATCGTGATAATGATGAGAATTCTGTTCTCTACTCTGGCGATATGACTGACGCAACTTATGGCGCGGCAGAAGCATTTTACTTCAAGCCGAATGGTCGCGACTTTGTGCTGACTGCTAATAACTTTACTGGTGAAATTGGAGTTCCCTTCAAGTTCTTCATTAGTGAGTCTAAGCCGGTACAGAGGAATTGGAGAAATGGCACTTCTACTCCTCCCATTGATGTTGAAACTGCTATTTTTCCGCCTGTTTCTCTGAATTTTCCCGACCCTTATGGATGTACTCTTGGTATGTTCGTTGGTAGTGACTTTGTATTTTACAATGGTTCGCTGGATATGGGAAGAGTTCCTGACCGTTCTCGATATCCTGACTTTATCAAGGCTATGAAGCGTAAGTTCAATAGTATGATGAGCCTTCAGTCTTATCTAACTATTTGCGGTGCGCGAGTAGTATCTGATTTGAGTCTATTGACCGAGGAAGAGCAGAAGAAGGTTGTTGACCTTTCTCCTGAGAATCTGACTACCGAAACTCTTATGAGTCTTGTGGACATTGATAAGTAAATAGCTTTCAAACTGGCAAATGGAGTTCCTTGTTCTATAACATTGCCGAATGGAAATGTCAGAGCCTTGGTCTGCCTTGGCGATGACTTTCCGTTTGGCGCCAAGTACTTGAACTACTCCTCGCCGGTATGAATATTGTCAGCAAAAATAGTTCCTTGTACAAGGTTATCTGTCTTTTTGTACAGATTGTTTTACTATTCGCTGATTCCCGCGCAGAAGCAGTTCCTTTATTATTAGATAAAAAGGATATGTTAGACTACTGCTCGCGCAATCACCTCCTTTTGCCGCACAAAGAGTTCCTTACTTCATTTTTGCTCGAATCAAAAAATTGTCTACTCTTCGCGGCACTCCTCCCAATAATTATAGCACAGAGAGTTCCTTCTTTCGCCGAAAAGCACTAGACTTTTAATCTAACTTCACTCTCCGCTATAACTTATCTCGCATAAGAACTTCCTTACTAATGAATATTTGGGTTATTTATGATAGTTCTCGCGAGTTATAATTTGATTTTTTACTAAAATTTTGATATACTATTTATAGAAAGTAAGGGAAAGAAATGAAGTATTATTCTGATGTACTTGATAGGTTCTTTGATTCTGAGGACGAGTGTCTTGCGGCTGAAAAGGAAAATGATATTCAGTCCAAGAAAGATGCTCTGCGCGCGGAGAAAGAGGCTGAACTCAAGTCTCTCCGAAAGGATGTTACTCGTCTTCGTCAGGAACTCGACTGCGCGCTGGAGAAGTTTTATGCGGCACAGCATGAGTATTTCAATGACTACAATCGTCTCTATCCAAGCGTAGAGAATGAGGGTGAGAATGAGACACCTAATGAGTGTGCGGGTTGTGACTATTATGATAATTGTGACCATGAACCCACGGGTAAATCTGACAATATTTATATGAAGTATTTATATCCTTTGAAGGAGAATTATCCTCATTTGTGGGATTTATTCTATGGAGGCGAGTGATATGATTAGTAGTTCTATTAGTAATTCATTTCCATGTATGGGGTGTACTCATTCTGGTGTTTGTAAGTATGAAGAGAGTGTTATGAGTTTTTGTCGCTCTAATAATATCGCTCCGGCTATTGATTGCTTGTCTATTGAATACAGATGTAAGTATCAGCAAAAGACTTATGCGACCGCTTTGCGCGCAGACCAAATCAGTTACTGTAATACTACTTCTAAGCCTTATACCACAGATTCTAGTTCACAATGTTTGACCTAAAATTTGACAAAATCTAAAATTTCTGATATAATATATTCAGAAAGTGAGAGGAGAACTCAATCTCCTCAATATGGCAGAGAGGGTGTTGGTTCCCAGACGAGACTCATAACCTCGTTTACGCTGATTCGATTTCAGCCTCTGCAACCATGGTCTGTATTGGGCGACCCTAAACCCCAATCTTGTACCCTTGAGTCTTGTGTCTTGCGCTCTTGGTTGAATGCTAACCTGAGTAGTATTCTTAGGTGCTCTTTCAGTTATTACTTTCTGTCTCAGGAAAGGGTGGCGGTTATTCCCTAAAAGTAAGCTCGAATAGTCGGTGAGAGTATAAATAACCCGACTACCATTGATACTATGAAATATTTTGATACTAATAGTAATCTTTAAAACAGAAAGGACTTGTTATGTCAAATAGAAATTGTATTAACTGCGGTGCTCCATTTGATGTTGAATTAAATAAGTGCCCGTATTGTGGTACAAGTTATTTTGATATGTCTTGTCTTGACCTTGATTCTGGAAAACCTTTTGCTCTAAAGATAAAAACTAAAATAAATGGAAAAGATTGTTTTATCACTCAAATGGTTCGACCATTAAACAATCTATCTATTGAAATTTCACAAGATTATGATGAAATTTATGGCGGAGCAAAAGGCTCTTATGGTAAATACATTTGTGGTCAATCTGTTAAGACAAACCTTAGTTTAGAAGCAATTACATTGCCCAACCAAAAAGAGATTCTTAGAATTGAAGTTGAAGATTGAATGATTTTCAACGCAGAAAGGAAAAATTATTCTTAGCCTTTATAGTGTAACGGAAGCACGGCGAAGTCGTATTCGTGGGGTCTCAGTTCGAATCTGAGTAAAGGTAGGGAAGTTTCTTCTCTCTTCCCTTAAAAGAGAAGTGAAGGGTGGGTGTCTTTGGATTCCCCTTACACGAATGGCTGGTGAGTGTTTAAATAACCCAGCTACCAGAATGGTAATAAGTGCGTGAGCTTAAATGGGTACTATAACGAAGAAGCAACCACGACCTCATATATCGTATATATATGTTGTAAATTACAAGAGTGTGGTGAGCAGTAATTATAGGAAACATTTAAGTAAGGATTAATCGCAGTCCTGCTTATTATCATTTCCATAGTCTTGGTGATAGACTATCAAAACATCACTTTTTATTGAGACTAACTTTCTCTCCTAGCCAAAAGTAAAGTTCGGTGCGCAGCCGTGATTGCGGGAATGGTAGATAAGCCTTAGTGTACTACCCGTTTTACTGTGAGTTCTTTGTGCGTTACAAATGTGATTCTCGGTTAGAAGTATCCTGAACTTCTCCGTCCGCGCGGTGATGCGGCGTTCAATCCCATGTTTTACCGACAAAAAACTTTGGGGAGTGTGAGTAGTAACTTCGAACTATTCCCGAGAGCAACGGTGAGATTCTCAACTTGAGAGACACAAGTTGGCAAAAAGGAGAGTGGCTCTCTCTATGTCTCCCCACGCAACAACACGCGCGGGTGGTGTATAGGAAATAGTCAACTATACACATTAGTTGTGAGTGTAAAAATCTTTCTGCGCGCATAGCGTAGTAAAAACTCTCCAAAAAAACTATATCAAAGGGACGACTCTAAACGAGGTAAAGAAACAAGGATAACTACCTTGGTATTACGTGTGGTGTGGTTGAGGAGTATGGGCGACGATACACCGGAATCGGAGTTAGCGACATACTGTGTAGATGGTGAGTCAACAGAGCGATATAGTTTATTTTGGCTTCCTTTCCGCACTCGCGGGATGACAATAAGATAGCGATACTACAAAGTAAAGGAGGACTGCGATTACTCGTGGTCCTCTTTTGCTTACTCAAATTACTGTACTTTTTAGTGTAAAATTTTACTTAGTAATAAGAGGTTATAAAGTTATAACCTTTTATATATAAAAATTTCAAAGGAGGGGACAATATGGACAATTTATTTGTTACTATCCCTGAACGCGCGAATTATTCAGTCGCAGACCCAGAGTTGTTATTTTATTATGAAGATTTGAATGAACGCGTGTGGAATTTAGTATCAGAAGTAGATGATAGTCTTTTGGACTTCGCGCGGCACGTGATTAGATGGAATAGAGAGGACAGAGGGATTCCAGTCGAGGAACGTAAACCTATTCGGCTATATATCAATAGTCCTGGCGGAGACTTGAATATCTTCTATACTGTGAAAGACGTTGTTGAAATGTCTAAAACTCCTATCGTTGCTATCAATCTTGGTACTGCCTATAGTGCTGCGGCACTGTTGTTTTTGTCCTGTCATGAACGCTATATGCTAAAGTCAAGCAAACTTTTGTTCCATTTAGGAAGCGCTAATATGTCTGGTTCTTACTTGGATTTGATGAATGCTGTTGCTGATTATCAAGACCAAGTTGAAAGTTTTGTATCTGCCATTCAAGAAAAGACTACATATACTCCAAAGGAAATTGAAGATAATATCGCTTCGGATTGGTATATTGATGCTGAGGACGCTTTAGCTCACGGCGCGGCAACAAAGATTATTGACGATATTGATGAATTGCTATAAGGAGAATTGAATGGATTATACTGGTTATAGGAAAGTTATTCTGACTGACGATGAACTCGCGTGCATTTATCAAGAAGGTAAGTGCGATAAAGTTGGTTTGTTTGAGAATGAATATCTTGCTGTTGTGAATAAAGATGATGAAGTGATTGATAAATTCAAGATGAAGAATGGAAAGATTGAGAAGATTCCATACTGTGCGGTTGGCACAAAGTCATTAGAAATTATGAAACCGCGCAATCTTGAACAGTATTTTGCTTTTGATTTACTAAAAGATGATAGTGTGCCTGTAAAATTACTTGTAGGAAAACATGGTAGTGGAAAGACAAGTGCTATCGTCCATGCTGCAATCGAATTGATGGAAAAAGGAAAATTTAGTAATATTGCTTGGGTTCGTAATAACATTGAAGTTAGGGATACTACTCCTGTTGGGGCACTCCCCGGCGAGCTTCAAAGTAAGCTCCTCCCCTACCTCGGGCCATTTATGGATGCTGCAACAGAAGAACTTACTACTCAGATGCTCGAAAATGGGACTCTAAAAGTTCTTCATCTTGGATTTATGCGCGGCCGCGATATTCGCAATTCACTTATTATTTGTTCTGAGGGAGAGAACTTGACAACCCATCAGATTCAAATGCTTGTCGGACGTATTTCAGAAGGGTCTATGCTAATGATGGATGCTGATTTACGTCAGAGGGATAAAGATATATTTGAAAAATCTCGTGGTATTGAAAAAATGATTGATAAAATGAAAGGGCATCCTTTATTTGGATATGTTTATTTACCAAAATCTGAACGTTCTCCTGCAAGTGCGCTAGCAGATTTGCTTGATGAGGAATAATAATGGCAATAATTTATAAAATAAGTAATGATGTAAATAATAAAATTTATATTGGTCAAACAACTTATTCTTTGGAATTTCGATATAAACAGCATCTTAGAGAATGCGAAAAGAAAACTCATCGTAAGCTTTATATAGCTATGAATGAAATAGGAATCGAACATTTCAAAGTTGAAACTATTGAAAATTGTAATGAGCAAGAATTAGATGAAAGAGAGAAATATTGGATTAGATATTACAATAGTTATAAAGAAGGATATAATATGACTATTGGTGGTAATGGCGGTAGTATCTATGATATTGATGATGAAGAAGTCAATAAATTGTGGAACGAAGGTTTGACTGTTGGTGAAATTGCTAAGAAATATGGATGTAGAACTTCTAGTATTTCTCAACGGCTTAGTGGAAATCCAAGTTATTCAGTAAAAGAATCTATTATACGCTCTACGGCAAAACCTGTTTATGGATATGATTTGAAAGGCTTACATCTTTATTCTTTTTCAAGTGCGGCGGATGCCGAAAGATTCTTTACTAGTAAATCAGAAAGAGATAATGTTGCTGGTTGCTGTAGAGGAGACCAAAAAACTGCTCATGGAATATATTGGAGCTATGAAAAATTAGATAAAGGACCTGTTTTATATCAAGAACCTTTTATGGTAAATCCAATTATTCAATTAGATAAAAATGGAAAGTTCATCCAAAGATATGAATCTATTGCCGATGCGAAAAGAGCTATGAAACAACTTGGACATAAACGCCCTCATATTGATGAGGTTTGTAAACATATTCCTGGTTATAAAACTACTTGTGGTTTTATTTGGCGTTATGCTTATGATGATGAATTTGATAAAGCAGTCAGACCAGATATGCAAATTCTAATTGATCTCCTCGATGACTAACTCTGACTCTGGGCGACGCCTCTGCGCGCCGCCCATTTTTATGGAAGTGATGAAATGGCTAACTTAATGGGAGAAAGCAAAACTCTCTCTAGCAAATTTGTATTTTACCAGCAACTCGCAGAAAGCCAAAATCAAATAGCCCAAGATAGATATAAAGCAGTAATGAATGCTGGTGAAAATTTATTGGGTTTATCTCAACCTTCTTCACGAGCAAGCCATATTGCTAGTTCACTTCGCGCGCAAGCAAAAAATGAAGCAAAGAAAGAAGCAGAATTACTAAATACCTATTTTCAATGTAACTTTAGCATTGATGATATGTTTGATAAAGAAGTAGGTATCGAAATTACGAAATCTTTGAATGAAGCACTCAACTTGAAAGATATTTTTGAACGTAATATAGACCGTATTGTGAATGCTAAAAACGACCCGCGCGCGAATAAGACGACAATAACATCTATTATGGAAGGCTATTTGATTACTGAAATGCGCGAACAATGGGATAATATTGCTAATGCGATTTTAGATAGACTTACGCAAACCAATGGAGAAAGTTCTATTGAAGATGCTGTTGATTTTGTATTTGACAGTCCTTTGATAGACGGAATAGTAGAGAAAGCACTTGAACGAGCAATGAAGTCCTCTATTTGGACGGATAGTGATGATGAACCTTTCAAAGAATTGATGGAATATCTTGATTCTCATAGCAATCAAAAGACCTATATACTCCAACAAATGTGGAGAAACTTAGGAATTGAGAATTTGAGAACCAAAATGAAAGAGACTATCAAAGATTCTGAACAACTTAAGAATTTCAAAAGAAATCTAAAAAAGAATCCTATCAATATGGAGACTGCAATCAAAAAAGGAACTCGAAAAGGTCTTATGGCAGAAGCATTCTCTCAAGTTATCGCAGAAGCTGCGCGCAGTCTAAATTCATCGAATGTTAAGTTTAGTACTGAACAGACTGGTGGTATTGGAGTAAAGCCAGACGTATTTATGACTTATGGACTAAAAATAGATACACTTACTGATATGCTACGTTCTGATAGATTTGTTGGTGCAAGTAGAGAACAGAACCGCGCGCGTTTTATTGAGATAAATGAACATTTGAAAAGACTAAATAAAGGATTTATTATCTATTCTAACGTGAAGGATTATACTATTGGTAAAGATTTTGAAAGGCGCGGTGGGTTTAGTACTGGTGAAGATATGAAACTAAGGACTTATAATAATATTATGAGTAGAACTAAATCTAATGAACTTATTGGCGCGATTGCTAATACTATCGAAGGCGCAGTTTTTGATAGTAAGAAGTATGAAGAAGCAATTACCGAATTTATTGCTCAAGATATGGCTAATTTTTTATTTGATGATGTATTTACTATTGGTAAGGAAATGACAAAAGGTGCGACTGCAATACATCTAATGAACTTGAATGGAATTTATATTCCTGTTTCTTATTTGATGTTATTACTTGCTGAAGCATTTGAGAGTGAAGAAAAGAAGAATTATCAAAATATCTTCAAACCATATATCAAGTCAAATTTCAAAATTGAATATCCAGAAGGCGGTATTGGTGAAGATGGACAGATAACTCCGAATAAGTGGACTAATGAAGATTGGATAAGACAAAGAAATATTGCTCTTGATAAAATTTATGTTGGAGCACATTTTGCGAGAAGCTTCGCAGATTTGATTGAGGAAATGATGAGATGATTATAAGAACTATTGACAAACAAGTACTACTTTCGCTGGTATCAAATTATAACTGGAATCCAATTCCGCGCGAAGTAGTAGACTATTGGGTAAAGATGCACGGAAAGAACATCACTATTGAATCCAAAGAAACCGACTCTTCTCACACTACGCGCACCTGCGATTCAAAATCTGAGGACGACCCTGGGTCATCGGACGTCCAATCGACTGACGGCGCGCAAGAGTGTGAGGAAAACACAGAACAAAATAACGAAACTAATGAGGGCTGAGAATTATCTCGGCTCTCTTTTTGTCAAATTTGAAATTTTTATAAATATATGATATAATATATATAGAAAGTGGAAAGAGAGGAATTTAGTATGTATCATTCTAAGTCAAAGTATTCTGCACAGCAAGATGCTATTATTGAGGGTTGTGCAATGGTGAAACTGGCAGAAGCGACTGATGCTCTCACTCTTGATGAAATCATTAGAGGAGAGCCGCTTCTTACTGGTGTGACCACTCAAAAGCTCGCGCATGTGATGATGAAGTTTGTTGACATGGGATTCGTAGTGAAGTCCAAGCGTCGCGATGGTAAGATGGTGTATAAGACAGTCGCACGAATGGAAGAAGAGGGGTATGAAAGAGACCCTATTACACATTTGTATGGAGGAGAATGGGCATGACTGATTTGAAGTATTATATTGGTAACACAGTTGAAGAAACTGTTATGGTAACTCCCGATGATAGAGCAATTTGTTTTGATACCGAAGAAGAAGCGCAGTTTTTCTTTGATAACTATCTTACTCCCGAAGATAAGGAAATTGCTATTATCGTCCATTGTATTTTGTTTTATGACGGCGGCTATGTAAACTGGAAAAAGTATCAAAAAGAACTGGAAGAGGAGTAAGTATGGAAATTCAGAAGTTCATTGAGAGCCATGATAACTGGGAGACTTTGCTTGCAGAGCCTCCTTACTCTCTTTCTATCAAGAAAGAGGATGATTTTGTCATGTTCAATTATAACCTAATCAATTCTGACATAACTATCCCGCTTGTCCGTGAGTGCCGCGGTCTGATTCTCGAGAAGGGAAGCTGGAAGGTCGTCTGCCGTGGTATGGACAAGTTTAGTAACGCCCATGAGGGTGATAGCGACCTTGACAAGATTGATTGGCAGACTGCGCGCGTTCAGGAAAAAGTTGATGGAACTTTGATTTTTGTCTGGAACTACGAAGGTGAGTGGCACGTTTCGACCAGAAGCAACATTGATGCCAACAATGCGCCGCTGAATGTTAGTGGGTTTGAGACGTTTTTTGATTTGTTTGTCGATGCAGTACACAAGAAGTTTGATTTTATTGATGACTTTTTTGATACTCTGGCACCAGCATTCACCTATTGGTTTGAACTGGTGAGTCCGTATAATCGTATTGTTGTGCCGTATGAGGAGACTAAACTCTATTTTCTTGGTTGGCGATGGAAGGGTAGTGATATGCATGAACTCTATCCTGGAGACTCGGCAATGGCAAATTACTTCGATACTCCCAAAATCTATCCTCTCTATAGTTTCAACGAAGTTTGCGCGGCCGCGCGGGAGATGGGATGGGATGAAGAAGGTTTTGTTGTTTGTGATGCAGATTTCCATCGTATCAAGGTGAAGTCTTTTACTTGGGTCGCGGCACATTACCTTCTCAATAATGGCGTTCAAACTGACGAACGACTGGTAGACATTATTCGTAGTGGTGAATCTGCGGAATTTTGTGAATACTGTCCTCAGTACTCTGCGCGCCTGTGTGAAATTCAGTCTTTTATGGAGGAGTATGCCCGAGATGCGGAGGCTTATGCTCATGCGTATATCTACATGGTAAAAGAGAAGAATCTAACTCGCAGCGAATATGCCCTGCGCGCGAAGAGAGACAATGACTGGTGTTTTGATTACCTCATGTGGGCATTTACTCAAGTCTATGGAAATTCTCATGGCTATATCGGTGATGGGGATTATAGTTTCAAGAAGTACGATGAACTCAAACTGCGGTCGAAGGATTGGGTAAGGACTTATAAGAGGGAGAGGGGATAACTTTCTTCCTTTTGTTAGTCAAATTTGAAATTTTCTCAAACTTATTATATAATATATATAGAAAGTGAGAGGAGTGATAATATGAATATTGACTCTTTGCGCGAACAGTATATGCCTATCTTTGACCAGATTCGTAAGTTGCCTGAGTTTGAGGAGTTTGTGGGAAATAGTGATATTGATACTTTTCGAGTTTTATCTATGGCGATTCGTAAAGCAGATATTCTTGACGGGTATGGTGATACTGGCGAGACCAAGGGCGTGTTTGTTCCTTACGATGAGGATATAGTCCTCAAGTTTCCTCTTCTTTCTCGTTGTAAGGGTTTCGATTATTGCCGTGCCGAAGTTCGTAACTATCGTGCGGCTGAAAAGGCGGAAGTAGGTCAGTATTTTGCTTGGACTGATAAGTTATTTGATGTATATACTGATAAGGGATACTACCCTATCTATGCCATGGTTCAAGTTGACTGTGATGAAGAAGCTATTACTGATATGATGGTGCAGACTTTCTGCGAGAATAACAGAAATCCCGAAGACGAAGATGTTGATGAAGTTGACGAAGATGCTCGTCAAGATTATGAAGACCGTTATAATTCTGCTTGCTCTGGTTCTACCGAAGGTGTTGATGAATGGTTTCATTCCACTCTGGATTGTAGAGAGTATGCCAAATTAGACAAGTTTCTTTGCTTCAATGACATTGACGACATTCATAGTGGCAATCTTGGCTTTTATGATGGTTCAGTTGTCATCATTGACTACTCTGGTTACAATTTCGTTCTTGACCATACTGACAAAGAGTGGTATGCTGCCTACGGTCTGTAATTTGTAGAGTTTGTAATGAGGAAGAGCACTTATATAATGAGGGGTTCTCCCTCTTCAAATAAATAGTGAAGCAATTCACAAAAAGGAGGAGTAAGTATGAGAAAGCATACGCAAGCACATACCCAATCCTCAAACATTATTCTATTGGTATTTACTGTATTTTTGATTGTGACTAGTATTATCTTGACGATTGGTGACGTCAAAGCACTTTCAAAACCAGAACCATTTGTTCACTACAATGCTTCCGATACAGAGGTAGTCACACTCTGCGCGCAGGAGGAAGTTGTAGAAGATAGTGATGGATTTGTAGATACCAGAGACCTAAAAGAACTTCGCACGCTGATGGAAGAATGCGAAGCAAATATGACTGCGACACATGATATGGCGGAAGCTGCTCGCGCGCTGGGTTATGAAGAAAATCACGATGTTATTGAACTAGCAACAGAAGAGTGGGAACGTGCAGAAGGACTCTATGCGCGCTATAAAGAAGTTTATGATGAAGAGAATGCCATTTGGGTTGCGCGCGCAGAGGAATATCCTATTGCAACCTATGTGTGGCAATTTCTTGATGATGCGGGATATAATGATTATGTCATTGCCGGCATTATTGGTAACATGATGGTTGAGTGCGGTGGTCATACCCTTGTGCTCGAACCTTATATCTACTCCATTGATGGTTATTATGGCCTCTGTCAGTGGAGTCGTGGGTATCAAGATAGAGTGGGCGATACTAATACTGAATACCAATGTCAGTTTTTGCTGGATACTATTGTCTATGAGATTGATACTTATGGTCATTTATATAAACGAGGCTTTGATTATTCCAGTTTTATCAGTCTCACGAATGAAAAAGACGCGGCACTTGCTTTTGCGCGGGCTTATGAACGCTGTGGGTTTATATCCTATGGCGCGCGAAGAGCGTGTGCTACAACGGCCTATAATTACTTCGTGGAATGAAGTAAGATAAAGAATAATGTTTGAGGGAGACGGCGCGCAAGCGTCGTCTTTTTCTAATTTGAAATTTTCTGAAATTTTTGATATAATTATTATAGAAAATGAGAGGAGAAGCATTATATGGAGAGTTATTTTTAGTATATATATGTTCGTGGCACTGTTTGATATTCTGTTCTTTGTTAGAACAATAAGTGACTGCGCGCGAATGGTAAAAGATGAACTCGTGGAACTGGAAGATAATATACATACTATCCCTGGGTGGGAAAATTTTGAGATTTCGACACATTTTAGAGTGAGATGGCTTCAGTCGTATAGATATTTTCTTATTTCTTTGTTTCCTGTTGTGAATTTTACGTTTATGTATTCTTTTGGCTAAGCCTGATATATTTAGGAAGATGTTTTATATGAATTTCAGAGCGATAGCAGAGAATACAGTTAAGAATATGATGGAAAAATTAGGAAAGGAGAATGAGACTAATGACTGTGAGTGAGGCATTGAAGCTATGGGATTATCGAGATTTTGGTATTGCTCTATGGTATAATTCTGGCTCTGCGCGTGAAGTAGAACTTCTGTATTATGGAAATGCGATGGATAAAATGCCAAATGACTATGGAGATTTGGAGTTTGTAAGTTTTATTCGGAATCCTAGGATTTTGTATATGTTTGAGAATGATACTAATTTCATTCATATTAAAGTAGAGTATAAAGAGAAGAAAGAACCAGACTACAAAGAACTTTGGGAAGATTTGTATGAGTTTGTGGAAAATAGTGCTATGTATGGCTCAACCACAGATTATCATACTATTTGGGCTTTTATGGATAGAGCTGTTTCTGAGAATGTAGGCGAAGATAGCGAATCTTATCCTATTGAAACTGTTTTGCGCGCAGTAAGAAAGATAGGGAAGGAATATGAAGCAGATAATGCCGCGGCGGCAGTAAGTTTCTTACTGGTTACTTTAGGTGATTTGTCTCGTAGGGGCTATGAAACTGTTCTGCGCGCGAATGAAAAGTGGTACGTAATTGGCGGGAACAAAGAAACTGCAATCAATTTTAGTGGTTGTATTATCTTGAATTGGCTATGGAGTAGAAATAGATTGGAGGAAAAGGAATGAGTTTCTTTGAGTGTAAGGTCGAGTGGTTTGATGAAGAAGCAGAGAACAATACCAGAGTATGGTTTGGTTATGTTTGTGCTGAAAATTATGGCGAAGCCGCAAAGAAAGTGTATGATGCTTGGTCTGATGTAATTATTAGCATGAGTCTGTATGAGACTGACTGTGAAGATTTGCTTGATTATGATGACTGCAAGGATTTTTATTGGAAGGAGAAGTAATTATGCTTTGTAATCGCGCGAAGAAAATCAAAAGAGACATCAATCGGTCAATGCGACATATGAACGAGAATATTGCAAACGATTATCTCTGGCGTGGTCGATTTGAAGTTCGTATGGAGCAGTTTCATTATCACTGGTATGAAGATAAGAGTGGTGTCTATGCCTATGTGCTTTTGAGATATATTGACCTGAAAACTGGTCAAACTTGGAAAAAGTGGTATAGCGATATAGAGATTAGCGGTCGTTATAGTGGATGGCATTTGTTTATGGACATGAATAATTTCATTGTCGATGAATGTAAAGTTTGGGACGTGGATAAAGACGACCCCAATCATCCGAAAAATGATAAGACTGTGTATAGGAGATAATTATGACTTACGAAGAGTTTCTGGATTTTGTCAAGGGATACGATGAGTTCAATAGTTATGTGAATAGTCTCTATGAGTTGGGTATGGTGACTGATACTTGTCCTATTATGGAGATGTTCAGTTATTATGCTAAGGCGATTTGTAAGAACTTCGGCGCCGATTATGTTTGGTTTTTGAACTGGGCAGATGATAAGTGTCTGCACGTCAAAGACTGGATTGGTACACATGGCGACGTTGATTATTGGATTCGTGGGGCAGAAGAGATGTATAAGTTCCTACAATCTGAGACTGCGCGCGAAGAGTGCTGGATTTGATAGACAAATTTGAAATTTTTTCAAACTTATTATATAATATATATAGAAAGTGAGGGAAAGGTAATGAAAGTAAAAAATTACTACCAGTTAGACTACTGGAGACTCGATGGCACTGATGGCGACAATGAAACAGACAAAGAAATTCGTACTCTTGCGCGCAGTTTATTCCCTTCAGATGTAGTTCCTTATATCAATTCTTTTGGTATGCTTATTGATGCTTATCTGGATTGGAATTATCCTGATGGAGTAATGAAAGCTATGAGTCTTGCTTTCCCTGATATGATTTTTGACCTCTATTGGGAAGATGGAGATAGTATTGATAGTTCCCATACTTATTTTGTTGCGGGACTACATCAGTTTGCCAGAGGGCATATTACTTACGACGAGTTCGACCCGAATAAATTGGAGAAGTAAAGGAGATTGAATTATGAGAGACCCGAATCGTGTTTATGCTATTTGTACCCGTCTTGCTCAGACTTGGGAGAAGAATGTTCCTGATTGGCGACTGACTCAGTTGTTCGTGAATTTTATGAGTCATATGCGGTCTGATTGCTTCTATATGGAGGATGAAGACTTCATTATGAGACTGGAAGAGTTTCTTGATGAGGTAGGGCAGTAATTATGGGAATTGTGTTGTATAAGTTATTCATTGTGATGGTGATTGGTGTGTTCTGGTATGGGGCATATCAGGCATATAAGCACAGCATGGGAATGAAAGGCGCTAAGTCGTATCTGGTATTTTATACTTTTCTCTGCGCGCTGATGGTAGTGGTGACTATATTCGCGGTGTAGTATGTTTGTGTTATAAAGGGAGGTGATGTTATGAGCAAAGTCTGGATTACTTCAGACTGGCATTAGGCACTTTTGTCATGATAGAGAGTTTATCTATAAGGCACGAGGCTTTGACAATGTAAGGGACATGAACTACGCAATTCTGGATAGACATAATGAAGTCGTGGATTATGAAGACGATGTGTATGTTCTTGGGGATTGTATGCTGATGAATAACGTCGATGCTCGCGCGCTGATGAATCAGATGAAAGGTAGACTTCATATTATTCGTGGTAATCATGATACTGATACTCGCATGGAACTATATCGAACTGGTTGGAATGTAGTTGAAGTATGTGAGGGAAAGTTCTTACATTATAATGGTTATCACTTCTATTTGAGTCATTTTCCTACGTTGACGAGCAACATGGATAGCGATAAGCCATTGAAGAAGAGAACGCTATCGTTGTGTGGACATCAGCATTCTAAGAATAAATTTTCTGATATGGATAAAGGACTTATTTATCATTGTGAGGTTGATGCACATAATTGTTATCCGGTTTTAATTGATAATATAATTAAAGATATGGAATTTTATTATTCATTAGATAAAGATAAACAATTAAAATTAAGTAAGGGTGGTGAATAATAACTTTAAATAAATTATGGGAAAATTTATTGATATGAGCGGTTGGAGAATGGCAGAGCATGGAGTTCCAGATAGCCGGATTACCGTTATTGATAGAGCACCAAATAAAGGAACATCTGTTATGTGGAATTGTTTATGCGATTGTGGAAATAAATGTGTATTAAACGGGGCAAGAATAAGATCGGGTAACACTAAGTCGTGCGGCTGTATCAATAAAGAATTATTAGTATCCAGAAATATTGCCACAGGAACAGAAATTAAGATAGGAGATAGATTTGGAAAATTAACTGTTATTCGAGATTTAGGAATGAGAAAACAATTGTCTCGTAATAAAAATTGGAGATGGTCTTTATGCCAATGTGACTGTGGTAGTGAACCTATAGAAGTGCCAAATAATCTATTAAAAAATGGGCATAAAAAATCATGCGGCTGTCTTTGCTCAGTTGGAGAGGAAATAATAAAAATAATTTTAGAAGAAAATAATATAAAATATGTCCAAGAATATTGTTTTAGCGATCTTAAAAATCCTAAAACTGGATATATGTATAGGTTTGATTTTGCTGTTTTTAAAAATAATAAATTAGCATATTTAATTGAATTTGATGGAAGGCAACATTTTCTGGACCAGAAGCCTCTTGGAAAAAAACAAGAACTCTGGAAGAAATCCAACAAGCGGATGAAATAAAAAATAAATATTGTAAAGAACATAATATAGTTTTAAAAAGAATTAGTTATTTTCAGATAAGTAAAATTTCTTTAGATACAATTAATTCTGATGTTTTTAATATTTAATAAAAAGTTCTAATTGATGATATTATTACTGCTATGGAAAAGAAAGTGGAGGAAAAGAAATGAATTTTTTGAAGGATGTTGTTCTTGGTCTGGTTGGATTGATTGCGCTCAACTCAATGGGCTATCTGGCAATGAATACGAGCATGGGCTATGATATTATTGTCTATGGTTGTATTATTGTTGTAGAGTTGATTGTGTTGATGTGGTTTGTGAAGTGGATGCGGCCGCGTGTAGAGGAAGAGACTTCTTCTCGTGGTAAGCGTGCAGGATTCATTTATGATGACGCGCTTAGTGACTATGGCTATGAAGATTCCTATGATTATTGTCATGGTAATACTTGCGACTGTGGCGATTGTTTGAATGACGACCAGAAAGTTGAACTTGAAGAGGCACGCCAGAATCTCGACGATGCTATTGCTTATCTTGACCGAATTATGGCTCAGTCTCCGCGCGCAGAGGAAAATGCTACCAACGTAGATAGTGAGACTACGAATGAGACTGCGCGCGAAGAGTGCAAAGAAGACGGTCCAAGTCACAATGACCCGACGGGTGAAACTGGTGACCTTGGTGTTGTTGAGTCTGATATTATTATTAACAATGAGAGTGACACTACTTCTCTCGACGACCTAATTGCCGAAGTAAAGAGTTTCTAAAGGAAGGGATAATAGTTATGTTATATGTCTTATGTGGCCCATCTTATTGCGGTAAGAGTACCTATGCCAATAAATTGAAGAACTGTATCTCTGCGCATGGCACTAATATAACTATTATCAATCCCGATTCCATTCGTGAAGAACTTCTCGGTGATGCGAGTGACCAGTCTCATGGTGACTTAGTATTCAAGACTGCACATCAGAGAGTTGAAGAAGCATTGTCAAACCATGATATTATTATCTTCGATGCGACTAATCTTACACTTCGCGCGCGGAAGCCTTTGATTGAAATTGCGAGGAAACACAATGAGATGGCTATAGCAATAGTATTCAAAGACTTATCTATGGGAGAACTTGTATCGCGTTATACCGCGCGCGAACGGAAAGTTCCTTTGGAGATTGTAGAGAAGCAAAGACAGAAGTTTATTCTGCCTACGCGCGCAGAAGGATTTGATAGAGTGTGGAAAGCGGAGGAGTACATTGATACATTGTGCTAATATGAGAGAAATCAATTCCTGTCCTCTTGAGGGAGAAATTACATATGAGGCGGATACTGGTAAAATATTTATTTATCACAATCAGCAGTATATAGAATTGCCCACTAAAGCAGACACAATCGAAGCTTCTAATGAGATTCTTGGATATTTCTAAACCTCTAATCTGTAAGTGCTGTGGTGCTCCTCTGCGCGCAGGCCAAACTCAATGTGACTATTGTGGGGTAAGTTACAACAAAATTATCAGCGGCGCACCATCGGTGGACAGAGACGGTTGCATTATTCAGGGCGGTATTGGTAATTCAGTATTGTGTAAGTGGTAAGGGAGAAATGAAATGATTTTATGGATTATTTTTGCTTGTCTTTCTGTTGGTTATGGTGTGGTTCTTATCTGTGAAGGTATCCAAGACAGAAAGAAATATAAGATTTCTACTGATAGATGGTATTATAACTCCTATGGTGAGTATACTACGAAGAAGCCCAGTTTTTGGAGAGATTTTATGAACTGGTTTTGGAGTGTTGCTCTTTTTGGTTGTATTATCATTGTTATTGGTTTTACTGTTCAGTTGTTTACTTATAATAGTGATAAGCTCACCCACTACGAACAGGAAAGTCAATGGAATATCTATGCTTTCTCTGATAATATGACTGTTGGTGGTCGAGTTTATTTTATGAGCGCGCGAGTTGAAGGGAATCTATGTTATTATTATCTCGCAAATTCCTCTCATGGACAGATGGTATATAAAATTGGTTCATCTAACACTTACCTAAATTACATTCCCGAGAACGAAACCTGTTATATTCAGAAGTATGAGAGATTCTTCAACGATACTTTCTGGAATAAATTCTTTATTCCTCGTATCCTCAGTCTTACTGATTGTTATTATGTCGCATATATTCCCGAAGGTAGTGTGTCAAACGAATTCCAAGTTGATTTACAGTAATCTAATCTTCAAAATTTGAATTCTCTATAAATATATAGTATAATATATATAGAAAGTGAGGAAAGAGTAAATGAAAAGTTTCTTTGATGTACTGTTTATCATTGGTGTCGCAGTTTTTCTTTTTTGTTTTATTCAATGGTGCTTTGCTTTGGCTAATGTTATTCGTAGTAAATATGTTTTGGAAGAAACTGAAACGTTGCTCCGATGGAATCTTGACATGGCAATTCTTACTCTTTATTTGAATATCATCAATATTTTAGCTAAGTATTTTGTATGAAGAAGATTATTGAAAAATTGCTCGAACTCGAAAGGCGGGATAAATTCCTTGCTGAGTTAGAAGAAACCTGTTCCATCCGCTATGAAGGTTCAGACATTGTAACTGACTTTCCTTTTGATGTGGAATCTACTCCTCAAAATTTGAAAAATTCATAAATCTTTGATATAATATATATAGAAAGTGAGAGAGGAGAAACGTAAAATGACTAAGAATGAGTTCGCACTTCTTGTGGATTGTATGGTCGAGACTTATGGAGTTCATTCCTACTTGAACAACGAGGACGACATTGAAGAGAACAATCTTTGGTTTGAATGTCCTGGTTGTATGAATATTGTGGACTATGAATCATTCGCAGAGGATGAAGAACTCTCATGCCGATTCTGTTGTCCAATATGTAATGAACCTCTCAATTCGTTCTAACTCTGAGGGTTCTTACCCTCATATCCAGGTATAGCGAAGTTGGTATCGCGCCGCATTAGGGATGCGGAGATCGTGTGTTCGAGCCGCACTACTTGGACCATACTCGAATGGTCGGTGAGAGTATAAATAACCTGACTACCACAGTCGTTAGAGGTAGACTGTCAAAACATCTCTCCCAATAGACTACTGATAGAGGGACTAATGATAGGGTTAGTTCATTGAGTCCTAAAAAGACTAAGGTAGTGACAAGGTTTATCCTTGGTGGCGAAACGGTAGTAGCCAACCAGTGTAGAGGAGTTCGATTCTCTGAACCGCGGCGTTCGACTCGTCCGGTGCGAGGTGCAAAACTGGTATAGCGCGAAGAAATTCGGAGAGCCAGATGATGCGCTACTCTCTGATGCTGGTCAGCCTCACCACTTGCAGAAAGCATCTAAAACACGGGGTATGGTGAGTATTAGTCGATGCGGCGGCTTCATAGGAGAGTTCATAACTTAGGCCAAAGAATGAACACCGCATATAAGGGAATTCTTCCGAGGGTGATGTATTTGTGAGGAAGGGCTGAGAGGCTTAGATGGGAAGTAATGACGATTACTCGGTCTAAGCGTGTAGGAAGAAGAAACCGAAGACCTCGTAGCGGCCGTAGCGAGGCTACCGTGTGGACGGTAATCGTGTCCTCCAAAGTACAAAGGCAAAGCGTGTATACAGAGTGGTGATATGAAAGCTAGTCCACTCATAAAATCCAATGGGTATCGTCCTGTTGGTTGAGACATATAAGACGTCTAAAGGGGTCTTTTCAAAGTGCAACGCTGAAGGGCATACAGAGTGGTGATGAACGCTAGTCCACTCATTAAATCCAGTCAATACTGTTGAACTGGTTGAGTATGCGAGGAAGAGGTAGGTTGGTGTACGGTGTATAAAAAGCCGTGATTAGCATACAATAAAATACAGACGAGGGTTAAGGTAAAGCGATGGTTTCGGCTGGTGAAAGTCCCAGCGAAGGTAATCTGTATTCTAATTCTAATGAGCAGTTCTTTAGAGTAAATACTCTAAGGCAGTCTCCAGGTAGCAGTCACTTGACAAGCGCGGGCCTTGTATCACGGTTTCCCGCGGAAGACTGTAGACCGTGAGAGTGTGATAGAAAATGGGAACAAGGGAGGCCCTCAAGCACACGGGCGAGCGCACGCCTTTCTCCCTATATGCTTAGTTGGTGTAATGGTAGCATTGACCGGCAGGAGATTCTGGTTCGAATCCAGAACTAAGCACTTAGTTATGTGGTAACTACCACACTCATCGCGCGAGAGTGCCCTGAAGGTAGTTGACAGCCAGGAAAGACTGGCGGGCCTGGCCGATTAGTGTAACGGTAGCACGGTGGCATAATAGCCGCAGGAAGAGTTCGACTCTCGTAAGGTCTAAATTTATTGGGTAAGTCATTACTCCATCGCGAGGAGCCTAAATACTGAAAAAAGAATGACTGGCACTCTGGAAAGACAGGGAGACGTCTGGTCGGTTAGTCAAGTGGGCTAAGACACTGGCCTTTCACGTCAGTAGTACGGGTTCAAACCCCGTACCGACCCCCACGAGTGATTCATTGGGCCAACTAACACTCTTCAAAAATGATTGACCCTTCTTCTCCCTCTGCGCGGGCTACTCATAGCACAGAGACCACAAATGCGCGGCTATTATCAAAAGTCAAAAATCCTTGACTTTGTATAAGCATAGTTCTACTGGTTGAGCAACAGTATGATAATGCTTTAGTTTGATGGTTGATGTGTAGAGACTTTACTTGGTTCGGCTCGGAGTCGGGTAAAGTCTTGATTTATTTAGAGGCGTAGCCAAGTGGTAAGGCAACGGACTTTGACTCCGTTATCGGTAGTTCAAATCTACCCGTCTCTGCCATAATAATTTATAAGGAGATAACACCATGAATTTTCGTACCATTGAGCACTACACCAATCGTATCAACTCTCTCCGCGCGAAGGATGAAGTTGCTAATGCGGCTCTTATTCAGAAGTGCCTACGCCGTCTCAAGGCTCTGATTGCGCGCGGCTGATAAAGTTGCTGTAAGTTTGACCTGCGCGCGAAGTGAAAGGGGAATACAATGAAATTTATTGTTGATAGCTTGCCCTACTATGGAGAGGATTGCCCGTTTCAACTTGAATGCAAAGGAACGCATTGCCCTCGTTATTGGGATAAGTATGAAGTGACTTCTATTGATAATCCACAAGAATGTGAAATGTTGAGAGAAATGAGGTATTATGACCGATATGAACGATAAACAGAAACTTGAATATTATCGTTTTCTGCGCGATGACAGCAGAACTCGTCTTCAAATCAATAATTCTATTCTTGCTTTTCTTGAAGAGCTTCGTTTTTGGAATGACCTTGCTATGGCCATCAAGAGTTATGACTTCAAAGAAGGCTATTCTCTCCTTCTTTGGGTGAGTGACGTCTTAAAGACCAACTTCCCTGAACATTATGTTGAGTAAAACTCAGAAGTCTTACTTCAAAGCTGCGCGCGCAATGAGTGAATTGTCAGATTTTCCACGGTATCATTTGGGCTGTGTGATTGTAGATAAACATAGAATTGTATCGAGTGGATATAATAGTAATACGAAGTGTGATTCTCTCCAAGCAAAGATGGATATTGAAAGACATGGAGTATTTTGTCCTGGCAAAGTTCATGCTGAATGTGCGGCACTATCCCCGATTTTGAAGAATAAGATAAAGTTGAGCAATGCGGAGTTGTATGTGTATAGAGAGCATAAGGATGGGAGTCTGGCTAAGAGTAGACCTTGTCCGAGTTGTATGAAATTGATAAAAGAAGCAGGGATTAGGTATATCAATTATACAACTGAAGATGGATATGCATTTGAGACATTGGAGGTTTGAGTATGGATTGTGGATATGGGCATGGAGAATGTAAAGCTCCAGATACACAATGTCCTCATTGGCAGGGGACTTTTTGTGAGTTGGATATGATGACTAGAGTAATAGATAGTTTTGATAAAGTTGTGAAAGAGCATCCAGAAATTATTGAGAAAGTTGCCTCCAAATATTGTGAGCAATTTGTGAATGTGGAAGCTGTTGCTCTTGGTGATAAAGCTATTATGCGCGACTGTCATAAGTGCGTATATGAAGTTGGCTGTCATGAAAGTCCACTTGGTTGTAAAAAGTATAAACGTGATGCACCTGATGGAGGGTATTATGGATAATGTAGAGTTACTTAGAGCTAAAGATGCTATTTTCAGATTGATTGGACAATATTGTCGTTGTTTCTCGGGAGCAGATGATGATTATTATATGTCCGATCGTTTTGAAAGCGCGCTTGAGAGAAGTTTTATTGTCCTTGGTTTTGATAGAGATGAAGTCCCTTTGATAGAATTTTGTCAAGCATGGGAAGATAATAATCGGAAACTTTGGGCTATCAATTTACCTGATGAAGAGTATAGAGGTTCAACTGCTCGAGAGTACTATGATATTTTTGTCAAGAGCTATAACATATGGGTTGATACTAATTATGATTGAAAAGAAATACTATCCATAGTAGAGTAGGAGGGCAGACAATGGAGGAATACATTGAGCGTGGTGCGTTTATCGAGGTAGTGAAAGATATTCCAATGTGGGGTAGTGTGGCGGTTATGCTTGCGGATAGTATTCCTGTCGCTGACGTTGCGCCGGTAGTTCATGCCAGATGGATTGGTGCTCCTCTTTGTGGAAATGATAATTGTAAATGTTCTAATTGTGGAAGTTGGCATAATATCCATGTAAACGTGCGTGGAGAGATAACTCAAAAATATTGTCCAAGCTGCGGCGCAAAAATGGATAAAGGCAAAGAATAATTGTGATGAATTTGATTGTGGTACCACATTGATTGAAAAAATACTATAAGAGTTGCTAAAGTTTTGTTCTGCGCGTGGAGTGAAAGTTTAGCAACTTTCTTTTTATAATTTGAAATTTTCAGAAATATATGGTATAATATATATAGAAAATGAGAGAGGGGAATTGATTATGTTTCTAAAAAAGTTTCACATTTGGAGTGTCCCTGTTACATGGGTTGGTGACGATGGATGTGATTATCCAGAAGAAACGCACTATTTCCTTTTCAAAAGAAGCGCAAAGAAGTTCTTTAATTTAGTAAATAAGTCAAAGCATTATTATGCTTATAGTTATAGTTGCGAGTCTGTTTGGAACTGGTGTGGTAAGATTGAATTTCCGGAAGGAGAGTTTGAGAATGACTAAGTATTTTGTTCATAATGTGAGTGTTATGCTTGATGATGATGTATTTTGTATTTGTTCTTCTGAATCTGATGCGCAAGAAATGGTACTTGCATTGACAGAAGAAGAACTCTACGAAACATGGTATCAGTATGACCAAAATTGTGCTAATTTCTTTTTTGGTGGTAACTTTTGGAAAAATGTTATCAACTATCAAGAGCATTGTGTCCGTGTTGGGATTCATACTTATGAAACTTTATTCTACCAAGCAATTCATTGTGAGACTCCTGATGGTTGGGACTACATGGAAATTGAGGAGGTTTGAGTATGAAGTACGCAATTTATGCTGGTTTGAATGGCGGTTTCGGCGGTGCCATTTTTCAGTATGTAGATAATTTTGATAATGAAGATGAAGCACTCGGTGTCGCGCATGACAAGGCTGTTGAAGAGTATGAGGGTTATGAAGGTTGCCATGGTCTAATGGATTGGGAAGATGTAAGAGATGACCTCAGAGAATCTTGGGGTGAAGAACCTGGCGAAGACGATGTTAGAGAAAGATACATCGAAGAAGTAGAGAGTTGGATTGACTATAGAGTTGAGAAATATGAGGAGGGCAAAGACTATGAGTAAACTTGGTAAGATTTATGAAGTTCGGTATGGTGATGATTATTATAGTAAAATTGTCTATCCCGTGGTTTATGAGAATCAGGCGCAATGGCTTTGTAAGGTGCCTGGTAGTAGTGATATTATTCATGTTTATAAAGATAGCAGTCGTAAAGTTTATACGGCTAGTGAGTTCTTAGAAAAAATCGAAAGTAAGAAGCCTGATTTTACAGTTTATGTTCTCGTCAAGCCTGGTGAAGAAGTCAACTTTGAAAAGTATCGTGAACGGACAAAGAATGAATTTGCTTTGATGAGGGCAAAACAGACTTTGAACGCAGCAGGGAAAAGGCTTGAAAATTATGTCAAACACCGTGATTTATATGACCTAAAGGTAAAAGAAAGCGCCAAGCATTTTGAAGAATGTCGCCAAGAAGTTGCTCGTCTTGAGAAGTTAGTGGAGGAGGAGAAAGGCAATGAACAGTAATTATCGTCCTACTATTGATGAGGCACTTGAATCGGTGGAAAAGTTAGATAGCATTGTTGATATGCTTGATTATGGCGGCGCACTTAGTACTGATGAAGTAGATGAAGCGTGTGTGGCATTGACCACCATCAAGCTGTACATTCAAAGTTCTGTTCCGCGCGCAGAATAAATTTGAAGGAGAATAACTATGGAAAACAAGGTTTATATTGTTGAAAAGTGTGATAATGGGGAGTATTTTGCTTTTAGTTCTGATACAAAGGCAAAAGAGTTTATGCTGAAGTCTTATCTAAAGGATAATATTGCTGATGCTAAGTATTGTGTAGCAGACAGTACCAATGTTGATGATGTTGTTGATATTATCAAAACTGATATTGAGTCTATCCTCAAATATGGCTATCTTGAAGATGCGATGTATATGTCTGTTGCGGAACTGGATAAGGAACTGGATAAGGAAACAAAAGACAATGAGTGAATGTAAATATAGAAATGAAGATAAACGCATAGTTGGTTGGCATGGCCATGGTCCAATTTACAAAACTGATGCCCGTTGCCTAGGGCAGAAGAATATGCCATCTTGTAATTATGAAGATGTTAAAAAATGCAATATCTTCAAGCCAGTAAATAGTACTAACTTTGATAGAATTATCAAAGGTACTCCAGAGCAATTAGCAGAATTTATCATTGATATGATGGAACTTGGAAAAGACAACCCCGAGTACATTGATTATAGAGTAATTCTTGCGGCATTGAATAAGGAGGCAAATAAAGATGAATAAAAATTGGGTGATTTTTAGTAATATATTTCTAAGTGGTATGGATGCAGCGACTGCTATTTTGAGTTTTAGTAGTGGGTCAGTTATTTTTGGTATTATACTTTGTGTGTTGGCTGGCGCATTGGGTTGGCTTGGCTGGAGTGAACTCAATGGGTAAAGAGCTATTACTTTGTAAGTATAACTATGACGGCCTAGGCCATTGTGCATTCAGCGAATATCATGGAGAATATTGTGTTGAAGGTCCTTGTAAGACTTGTGAGTATGTGAGATATAAAGTTGCTCTGCGCGCGAAGTGGGTAGTTAGGAGTTATAATGGCGTGGCTTTTGAGTATTGCTCACGATGTGATAATGAAAAGCCTCCCTTTGGAGCAACTAAGTATTGTGGTAATTGTGGCTCAGAAATGGAGAATGGGTGATGAAACGGTTTGTTGACTTTGATTGGCTGATGGAACTTTATGACGTAAATGACCTACCAGAAGAAGTTAGAAACTATGGAGTTCCTATGGCAGTCATTCAACAGAACATTGCTGACGCTCCATATATAACTCTGCGCGAGGATGAAACTACTGAGTTTGAGATTTTGGATAGTTTTGGAAATTGGAAAAAGATTAGATGTTCTAAGTGTCATAAAGAACCTTGGGATATTGGTGTTTCGGAATGTCCCTACTGCGATAGAAAGATTGTGAGGTTTGACAAATGATTTGTAGACTTTGTCAATATCAAAGAGTCAATGTGAGTGGACCTGGTGAGTATTCAAAGTATGAAAATCGTATGATATGTCGGGCGCGTAATGAAGTATGCGATGTGCCACATTGTAGTTGGCTGAACTGTGAGCATTTTTACAATATAGATGATATGCCTCATAAGAAGTTATTGAGCCGTTTATGAAAGAGTATCCTGGCTTCAAGAGTTATAGAGCCTGTTGAGCAAAGGGAGAGTAATATGAAAATTTGGGTTACTTATACTTATAGTGAAGTCATTGAAGTTCCTGATGATGCAACTGACAAAGAAATTAGTGAAGTTTGTGCGGCTGAAGCACCAAGAGGAGATTATGATGAATTTAGGTGGGAGGAGTGCTAAAATAGGTTTCTGCGAAAATCGTAGCAAAATTGATAGCGAAGCATAGCCCATAGTAAAAGCTGAATAGTCGTAAATAAACAATTATTTTGAACTCAATGAGAGTAGAAAACTTGATAGTGTAGAGACTACGGTTGAAGTAGTCGAAATAGAAAACGAAGTGGATTTATTTCTGCTTCGTTTTTCTTTTGTTCTGCGCGCGGCCAGATTGATAGCAAGACATTGATTCGGTCTGCGCGCGAAAATAGAGGAAATAGATAGAAAGATATGAGTTTAGACTGCGCGCAGAATGTGAGAAAGGAGAAAGTTGAAAATTTGAAAATGAAAATTTGGGATAGATAGAGGAATTTTTTTAGAAGAGGAGGAAGATAGGGAAAACTACTTAAATAAAAACAAGAGAGAATAATTATAGAATAACAGTTATATATAGTTTATATAGATTATATATAGTTATATTATTTTAGGGGTAATGCTTGCTAATAATGCTTGCGGATAGCGCTTGCTAATGGAATAACTAAGAAATAATAAATAAATAATAATTATATATATTAGGAGTCAAGTAGAAATACTTGGCTTTTGTTATGCGCGCGGATGAATTGATAGGAAGTTAGATAGTAAGATATGAGTTTAGACTGCGCGCGAAATATGAGAAGAAAATTATGAAAAGTTATATAAATATATATTAGGGGTAATGGGGGAGAGGGGGTCCCGTGCGCGAAGCGCACTGGGGGAGAGGGGCGAAGCCCCTCTCCATAGGGAGTGAGAAAGAGTCGGAGGGGTAGTGGTAAGGGGGTAGTGGGGAGTCTGTGTAGTTAGTTTAGGGGGTAAAAGTAGTGGAGTGTGTGAAAGGGGTAGTAGTTTAGTTTAGGGGGTAGTGGGGTAAAGTAGTAGTAGTAGGGGGGGTAGTAAGGGGTAGTGGGGCCATAACTAAATGGCGTTTCGGTTTTAGCTTGTCTGTATAAGGTTGTATAAGTGGTGCTTCGGTTCTAGTCGATCTATATATAGGGCTAGGAAATTGTCTACTCCAATTCCCTCTAAATCCCAGCCAACGACCTCCCCTCTATGGTATATACAACGACGCCTATCAGTGGGTTGGATTGTTAGTGTCTATCAACGTAAAGAATTTATTATATAGTAAGGAAACTTACCTGCCCCAAATTTTCACTGAAATCAAATTTTCAAATCAATAATCAATTCAAATCTAAATAAAATTTGACTTTTCAATAAATTTTTTGTATAATATAAATAGAAAGTGGAAGGAGAAGATAATATGAAAGTATAATATTACTATATCTATTTATAGGGATATCTACAACTTCATATATTTTCTCCTGTTCCATTTTAGTAAGGAAGCGAAGCCGGTCTGATCCACTGGCCTAAAGAGTAAACCGTGTCGCTCCGCACGTTTCGTACTTCCTTACTTTTTATATACCAAATAAATGGAGCAGGAGAAAGTGTATGAGAAATAGTTGTAGTTTCGTATTCTATGAAAGTGTTTGGAAACAGTATCAAATTCTTGACGCGCGACGCCCTGAAGCAGCTAAAGCTTTTATGCGAGCGGTTATTGAATATGGCTTATATGATATAGTCCCACCTGAAGATGATGAGGTTTGGATGTATGGTTTAGAGCAAACCATAACCTCTATTGACGCCGCAAAGGGTCGCCGCGAAAAGAATCAAGAAGATGGAAGCAAAGGCGGCCGTCCTGCGATTCGTTTTGAAAGAGAACTAATTGAGCAGAAAAAACAAGAATTGAAAACTTGGAAAGCTGTCGCTGAATTTTTAGGAATAGACGAAAAGACGCTTCGAAAAATAAGAAGTAATTGGGAAGAGGAAAAAACGGAAAAACCGGAAATACCGGTAAATACCGGGAAAAACTTTTTTCCCGTTTCTCCCATTTTAGATGAAGAAAATAATGAAACGGGAAAAACGGACGGGAAAAACGGGAAAAACGGGAAAAATGTGGGAAAAACGGAAAATGGGAAAAACCTTAATGTAAATGTAAATGTTACTGAAAATTTGAATGGGAAGGGAAACTCGCCTCTCTTTTTGGCAGAAAGAGAAAGAGTGGTGAGCCAGCAACCAACTTCTCTTCCTATCCCAGATGATTTTACTTTGCGCGACTACCAATCCGAATTTGTAGATAAATGTAAGTCTCTTCCCGATTACAAACAGGACATTTTGCGCACGGCTTTGTCAAAACTCCCCTATGACCTTCAAACCAATAGCTGCTGGTTACTCTGCGCGCTGTCTAAACTCAACCTATCAGATGACATGAGTAAGCAAGCTAGCCGACTAGGTGTCCCTGGTTTTCAGAAAGAGGTATGGGATATGGTAAAAGAAGAACAGGTCAAATTGGAACAACGAATTCATCAGCGCGCGGAAATAGTGGCGAGTATGAACAGTGAGGTTCCGAAAGAGACACTGCTTATAGTTCCAAGGATGGAAAAGGAACGAAAGAAGGAAGTTTATAATATTGAAGAGTGGTAATACAGATTAGGACAGGTGAAAACCTGTCCTTTTCTTTTGCTCTGCGCGCAGCTTAATCACAGCAGAATTTGATTTTTTACTAAAATTATGATATAATTATTATGTATAGACTTTGTGTCTTTCTCACACTCTGCGCGCAGTCCAATCCACTATCAGTTAGACACCTCTAACCAACCCTTATACTTCCCATTATATTATACCACAAATTCAATTCAAATTCAAATTTCGCTGCGCGTTAGCAGCTCCCAGCTTTTTAGCAGGTCTTAGCAGCTCGCAGGATATGACCAAACCCAGCTCCCTGAGAGGGACCACACGGTCGCGCGAAGTGTGATAGAGTGTGAAAATTTGACGTAGTAGTCTGCCCCACTTCTGCGCACTACCATGATAGTGTTCAGTACTTTAGAGTCCTAAAGCGCCCAGACTACTACGCCGTCCACGCGAAAAAAGGGAGGACTTTCGTCCTCCCCTCGTCTCACTCGGCGGCTTCGGCTTCGGCTTTCTGCCGTGCTTCGTGCGCTTCCTTGCTGGACTTCTTCGCCTCGCGCATCTTGCGGTCGCGCTCAATCTTCGCGGCTTTCTTCGCGGCGGCTTCCTCTGCTTTGGCTTTCTTCTCTGCCATCTTCATGGAGAAATCTTCAGCCATGGAGTAGCCATCATAAGCGTCCCCATCGCGCGAGCCGGTAGGAACTTTGACGGTCACAACGATGAACTCGTCGTTACCCTCGGAATCGACACAGGGGAGCGCGAACTCATTCGTGCCCGTGATGAGGACTTCTTCATCGTTGGAGCGCAGAAAATTGGTGAGCTTTTCGAGATAGGAGTTGCGGAGCGCATCGCGCGTTGCTTTGGACATAAAGTACCTCTTTCCGCCCATAAATAGGGCTATTGAAATTTTGGAAGTGAAAATTTGACATGGTATGAAGTCGGACGCTTGCGCCGTTCTCATACTCATTTCTCTCTCACTTTCTATAAAGAGTATAACAGAAATTTGAAAAAAAGTCAAGTTTTATTTTCTGATTTTGTGGGAGTGTAGTAGTCTCCTCAGACTACTACAAAGAGAAGAGAACGTTTAGTCCTCTTCATACTCAATGACAATGCGTCCATTCTCGGTATAGCAATCATGCGCGGTGAGATAGAACGTATCATCATCAGTTTCGACTTCAATACTACCAAAAGTAGTTACATAGTCCTTGATAATATTGACGACTTTACTCCATGCGTCCTTTCTTGCCTTGTTACGACGTTCATCAAGAGTTTTGGCAATTACTCGTACCGCTTCGCTCAAATCCTCTGAACTGCTTTGCTCAATAATGCGGATAAGTTCCTTATTCATGGTATGTACCCCTTTCCTTTACTGTACCCATAGTATATCATATATTCTGCACGTTGTCAATATCAAAGTGATGAAGTGTAGTATTCTGTCCAGACTACTACATTGAAAGAGAACACTTTATACGTTCTCTTTTTTAGATTCGATAAGGTTACTTCCCGACCAATGTAGATCATAAGCATTGATACCTAAGAAAGTACGCTGGCATCTTGGACAAAAATAGTCACAAGTTGTTATTACCATCATATTTTCAAGGTTAGTCTCGCGTAATTTTTCGTGCGAGAGGCGTAGAAGTTCGTCACATTTTGGGCACTTCATTTTATTACCCCTTCCTTTACTGTACTTATAATATATCACATACTCCGCGCGATGTCAATACCAAAATAATAAAGTGTAGTATTCTGCTCAGACTACTACACCCCGCACGGAGAAAGGGCGATTACTCGCCCTCTTTCTCACAAATCCGCGCGCCCCACAATGCGGAACGGAAACGCCGTAATTCCCAAATCAAACTTTTTCTTGGTCACTCGCATGAGTTCCGCGAAAATTTCGCTCTCGATGGTCGCATCGTCAAGTGCGGTGTGCGCTTCATCAAATGCGTTATCATTCTTGATGAAACGATAACACGTTTCCGCGCTCGTCTTGTAATACTTTCCGCTCGGACTAATCCACCCATTTTCGCGGCAAGCCGTGCGGTACTCGTCACTATTGAGAATGTGCTCACAAGACAAACTCCAAAGGTCAAACAGAGGATATTCACGCCCGCGGAATCGGAAAATCGTTGTGTCATCGGGCTGACGCTCTCCGCGCTTGTACTTCGTTCCCTCTGCGATACTGTCGCATACGCGCTCTTGATAGCGAAGCCACTCGTGAAAATCGGGGGAGTACAGATAGGAGATATAAAGCTCCGTGAACGGAATGGAACGCTTGAAGTCAAACGCGGCGTTGTATGCGGTCACACCCTCGACGGCTTCGAGAGCTTCGACAAGTTCCGCCGTTGCGCTCTTCCAGTCGGTGAGGACGATTTCGCCCTTTTCCAGCATGGAGAGATAGAGCGGACGCTTGGAGGCGTAGTAGGCGGTATCGAAAACAGAGGGGACGGAGAAAATCTCGCTGATGAGAAAATTCTTGCGCGAGTAGACGCGCCCCTGAGCGTCGATAATCTGCCACCCAATGTCATAAATTAGGGGCTTGGTCACGCCGATTGTCTGACGAGCCTTGCCCTCATACTTGGAGACAAAAGGGAGCGAAGCAGTTTCTGTGTCTAAGCAAAGATAATACTTGCGCCTACGGTCGAGTTTCAACATTTTCAAAAATCTCCATTCAATTTACTAATCAAAGGTTTACCATCGTTCCCTTGACTGTACCCATAGTATAGCACATACTCCGCGCGCTGTCAAGAAGAAATTGAAAAGTTTTTGCTCGGTGTAGTAGTCTGTCCAGACTACTACAAAAGGACGATTACTCGTCCTCATCTTCACAGATTGAGTTGATGAAAAGCGTATTGCCTTCACTATGCTCTTCAATCTCAGCAATGTTCATTTGATTGAAGCGTTCTGCGGCGTCGGCTTCGTTTTCGGCTTCGATAATTGCAAAGCCACTATAAGTGTAACCGATTGAATACTTCATGGTATTATCTCCTTTTCTTTATTGTATTTGTATTATAGCACACGTTTGCGCGACTGTCAACTCTTTGTAGTATTCTGACCAGACTACTAAAAAGGGGAGACATTAGTCTCCCATAACGATGCTGAGATAACGAACAATCATGTCCATTTCTGCGCCCATGTCACTTTCCGGACAACAAATATACCCATAAAGTTCACCATCAGAAATAATCGGGTAAACTCCCATTCTCTCGTACTTGAACGGAGTTCTATTATCTTCCCAACTTTCATCAGCATAAGAGCTATAAGAAATTGGCCCAGAGACTTTGCTATCTCTATCATAGATAGCAACCTGATGCTTGAAAGTACGCTGTGCCATAGTTTGCGCGATTCTCAAAGTTTCCTCGTCAAGCGAGCCGAGAACCGAATACTTCTTGAAACAAACGCAGTCCTTTTCAATGAAGATTTCCAGCGGGCCTCCCTCACGAATCCTCAAAGTACGGCGAATCTCTTTCGGGATAACCACGCGACCCAAATCGTCAATGCGACGAATGATACCTGTTGCTTTCATAGTTTTTTATCTCCTTTTTCCTTTTGATGGTACTATTATAACACACTATGGAGAATTGTCAACCCAATGTAGTAGTCTGGAGTAGACTACTACACTTTGACAGAGGAAAAGGCGCGGATTTCTCCGCGCCCTTGTCTTACTCCTCTTCCGCAGTCTCGGTCAGAGCCACCGCATACGCGGCAGTCTTACCCTTTTTCGGAATCTTGACCTCGGACTTCACCACCGCGCCACTCTCGACAAGCTGGCGCAGAAGCGAACTCGCCTTGGCGGTCGTGATACCCACGCCCTCGCCGATGACACAGGCGATGACAGGCTCGGACTGCTTGGACAGGAACTCCATGATGGAAGCCTTGATAGGCTCATTGGCGATGGCGGTCTTGCTGGGCTTGGAAGAAGCCTTGCGTGCCTCGTTACGCGCGTCCATCTTGGCAATCTGCTCGGTCGCGAACTCGGTCAGGTCAGAGGACAGGCTGGTGGAATTGGCAATAGCGGTCAGGAACTCTCGGTTAGTCATAATATACCTCTTTCTTTGTTTGGCGTTGGTCGCCACCCTATTTTAGAAGTGTTTCTCTCACTTTCTGTAATAAGTATATCACAGATTTGAGAATTTGTCAAGAGGGAAATTTCAAAATTTTGAAATTTTTTCGGATTTTTGGTCGTTAGTGTGAACTCAATCAGCACCGGACTTTCTCTAACCGTTCCCCTCTTGACATTATGTAGTATAACATAGTATAGAGAAGAAGTCAAGAAAGAATTTCAATGTGTAGTAGTCTACTCAGACTACTACAACCAAAAGGGGAAGTTACTCCCCTTTCATCAAAAGACGGAGTAACTCCTCAATGACATTTGTCTGTGTCGGGTCGATAGTCTCGCCCAAATGCCAGCCAGCTCTCACTTTCTCATTGTCATCAATGAGAATCGCATTCTTTGCGCGGTCGCGCACGCTGTCGGCTTTAGTCGCACCATACTGAACCCCGTGGAAGTGGTCATAGATGAAGCCCCACTTTTCAAGCCAAGCCCGCTTTGCTTCGCGCACACCGTCCTTATATTCCTCGCTGGAGTTCTTCGACAGCCAAGTGATGATGTTGATTTCCCAGCCAGCCGCGCGCAGAAGCTGACAGACATAGTTGAGCAGTTCCATGTCCCACATAGGTGCGGCGTCCTCATAGGGAGAGGTGTCCTCTGCGCGTAGTTTGGAGAGCCAGTTGTCAACGCCATAGAGCGATGCCATCGTGCCGTCCATATCCCAACAAATCATTTTGGCATTCTTTTCAGTATTCATTGTATATCCCCTTTCCTTTACTGTATGCACAGTATAACACACATCATACTAATTGTCAAGTGTGTGTAGTAGTCTGATCAGACTACTACCAAAGAGGGATTACTCCCTCAGACGAGTGTGAACTGTCCATCACTATTCAGAAAACTGAGAATTTCTTCTGCGCGTGTAATGTCGGCACGAGTATATCCGAAATCATTGCTATCTCCGATGAAATCCTTTCCTCGGTCGCCCATTGCATCATAAAGACGAGTGATGATAGTACCTGCACGATTAAGGGCTTCGGTATCTTTTTCATCGAACTCAATAACAACAGTTTCCTTGATATTCATTGTATATTCTCCTTTCCTTTGATGATATGAGTATAACACATTATCATATAATTGTCAAGAAAATGTAGTAGTCTACTCAGACTACTACACCAAAAAGGGGAATTACTTCCCCTCGATAATCTTGTTTATTTCGGTACTGAGTTTAGCGAAGTAATCCAACTTTTTTTCAAGACAGTACCAGTCATCTGTATCATAGTCATAAATAAAGATGTGACCATCAGCACGAATATCTTCCGCAGGATGAACATATCCTCTACAATCAAATGCTTCATCAATGGTATTCCAAGCCTCATCAGTGCCATCGCAATAAATTACGGTGCACCCATCCACAGATTCGCAAGCAAGAGGAAGTTCGACAAAAACGCCATTCTTTTCTCTCATAAACTTAATGCGATTCTTGAACAGCTCGAACTTGTGCGCCCATTCATGTCGATAGCAACTATCCTCGTGATAAAAGACCTTGCCGCAGTAATCGCAGACATAAGTGGTATTTTTGGTCATTGTAAGTTCTCCTTTTCCTTTTGTAAGTATAATATACTCCAATTTTGCGCGATTGTCAAGTGTGTGTAGTAGTCTGAGCAGACTACTACATTGGCGTGGAAAGGAGAGGGACTTTCGTCCCCCTCACTTGTATTATTCAAAAGTTGCGCTGTTGAGCATCGCCATGAACGTTTCTTTGTCCGCGCCGAGTGCGCAGTCGAGTTCGATTTGTTCCATGATAGATGCCTGATGCTGGTAACGCGCACTCTCGCGCTCGTTCTGAGCCTTAACCTCTTTTTCGCTCTTCACATACTGATTATTGAACGGAACAATGGATTTGGTAGCGTCCTCCATACCGCCATAGGAACGAACCGCCATACCCATACCATAGCGGTCAAGAACCTCTCGAACCTTGTAGCGTGCTTCGTCAACGATTGCCTGAATCTCACTTTCGGCGTGCTGCTTACGGTTGCGGTAAGCCTGAGTCTCGGGGTCAGCCTTGTTGGCGATGTTGCGCTTCTCGCTGAGAGTCTTTTCCATGAAACCACGAATAACCTTGGTGAACTTCATATCTAATTTCCTTTCCGGTTTTGTAAGTGTTTTCCCTCACTTGATGTATGTATTATAACACATTCTATGGAAATGTCAACTCTTTGTAGTAGTCTGTCCAGACTACTACACAGCCGAGGACAATTAGTCCTCGGGATACACCCCAAGATAGAGCAGAGTATTGACAAGCGTCATCCATGCGCGCTTACCCATGTAATCGGGAACAGCCTCATAAAGTTCGGGACGGAGAGACTTGATACCCGACAGAATCATGCCAGTCCAGTTTCCGCCACAGCCAATACATTCATCGAGGAAGTCGTTGAATTTCATATTGAGCGGGTCAGTTCTCCAAAGAGTCTTGATAAAGTCTCCGCCCCATTCTGAGCCGATGTTTTCAACCAAACAAGCCTTGCATTGTGCGTGCCTACCGCACTTTGCATCAGTATATGGACAATCCATTGTATTGTCTCCTTTCCTTTACTGTACTCATACTATACCACACTTCTGCGCACTTGTCAAGTAGCGTAGTAGTCTGACCAGACTACTACAACGGGAAGTGGATTACTCCACTCCCGCGCAAGACGAACAGTATGTATAATCTTCCTCGTCCACAAAAGCGTTG